GCCGCAGATTTGTTTGGAGAATTCTTGAGGGCGCCGGGCTTTACAGACTTTCGTACACTGGAAACAGTGAAACGTTTTTTAATGAAGGTCAGCGAAATATTGGGCTGAAACTGTTGTCAGAACTTCAGAAAGTGTCTCCGGATGAGTACGTTAAGATGACTCAGGAGTGCCAACTGAAATAATTGTTTACTTTTTAGAAAAAGTATTACCCTGTTTGTATGTCAACTGATCTAACGAATCCCGAGGCTACACCGGCGGATTCTACATTCGCGCAACAACAGTCAGCTTCGCAACCGCAACAACCGCAACAGCAGTCGGGAAATCCGCCTGCCAAACAGGAAAACACGGAAGCAAGTAAGGCTCAGACCAACAATTACGAGGAATACGAACTCGAAATCCCCGAGGAAGATGGTGTCGATATCACGTTGTATAAAGATGCAACCAAAGCTTTGGCTAAGGAGTTAAACTTATCCAAGGATGCGGCGCAAAAAATTATCAAGCGTGATATAGCCATGAAAGCCGAGGGCGAGAAACGAATCGCCGCCTTGGTTGAAGAGCAAAAAACTAAATGGGCTGATCAGACGCGTTCAGATCAAGAAATTGGAGGCCAAAATTTGGATCGATCATTAGGAGACGCGCGAGCGGTTATTGATCGGTTTGGAACGCCGGCTTTCAAAAGAGAAATAAGCGAGTCTGGGTACGGCAACAATGTGGAATTAATTCGCATTTTGTCGCGCATCGGAAAGGCAATGCGGGAGGACGGAATGGTCCAAGCGCAACAACCGGCCCGGGACTCTCGCAAAATCGCTGACTTGATGTACCCAAGCATGTCGGCTCAGCAGTAAAATCAAATGGCTATTTTATCGTCTAATGTTGCAACGCTATCGGACATTGCTAAGCGCATTGATCCGGATGGCAAAATCCAAGCAATCGTCGAATTGCTCAAGCAGAACAACGCTATCCTCGACGGGATGCTCTGGCGTGAAGGAAACCTGCCAACCGGGCATCGTACCACCGTGCGTACCGGGTTGCCTACGGTGACCGCTCGCCGGCTCAACGAAGGGGTGCTGCCCTCCAAGTCAACCACTGCTCAGATCGATGAACAGTGCGCGATGTTGGAAGCGATCTCCGAAGTTGACGTTGATTTGGTTCGCCTCAACGGCAATGACTCCGGGTTCCGCTTGTCGGAAGCTGGCGCTTTCGTTGAAGCAATGAACCAGAGCATGGCGCAGTACCTGTTTTATGGTAACTCGTCCGTCACGCCTGAAATCTTCACCGGGCTGGCGCCTCGATACAACTCCCTTTCCGGGGCAATCAGTCAGAACGTTCTGACTGCCGGCGGATCCGGGAGCGACAATACCTCCGTCTGGTTGGTTGTCTGGGGCGAAAACACGGTTCACGGCATCTACCCGAAGGGGTCGAAAGCCGGCCTCACGCACGAAGATCTCGGTGAGCAGCTCATTCAGACCGGCACGGGCATCGGCACGGGTCGCATGAAGGCGTTCGTGGATCGCTGGCAGTGGAAATGCGGTCTCGCAGTTCGCGACTGGCGTTACGCGGTTCGCATTGCGAACATCGATGTCAGCAATCTCGTCTCCGAGACGAGCGCAGCAGACCTCACCAAGTTGATGATCAAAGCAATTCACCGCATTCCTGCGCTGGGTTCTGGTCGCGCGGTGTTCTACTGCAACCGCACGGTTCGCGAAATGCTCGACATTCAAGCGCTCAGCAAGGCCAGCAATCAACTGAGCATCGACAGCTTCGACGGCAAGCCTGTTACGAAGTTCCGCGGCATTCCAATTGAGACTGTCGATCAGATCCTCGAAACTGAATCCGTTGTCGCCTAAGCAAAAACCAAAGAAAGGAGTTACACACTATGGCTATCATTGATCGTCAAAATTTGTTCTCGGATGGGCAGGTCCTATCCGCGGCAGGAACCGCAGCAAGCACCGACACTATTGACCTCCAACCGCTTTACAGCGGCATTGGTGGCAGCAATACGGCTCGCGACCTTGGTGTTGGAGAAGACATCTACCTGCAAGTTAACGTCAGCGGCGTTAGCGGCACCAGTCCCACGCTGACGGTTGCCTTGCAGACCGATGACAACAGCAGCTTCACCAGTGCCACAACGCTCTACACCTCGAGTGCAGTTGCGTTGCCGGCTTCCGGTGGACAGGTGCTTATCGTTTGTCTGCCTTATGGCGATTACGAGAAGTTCCTGCGCCTTAACTACACCTTGGGTGGCACAAGCCCAACGGCAACGATTAAGGCAGCGCTCGTTCGCGGCGTTACCGCTCAGAAAATCTACACTGACGCGTACGTCATCTCCTAATGAGCGAGAGCATTCGAGTGCGCGCAATCCGAAATGGGTTTATTGGCGCGCAGCTTAAAGTTGCAGGGTCTGAGTTCACGTTGCTGAAGCCAGAATTGTTTTCAAAAACGTGGATGCAGGTAATCGAGCCCGGGCCTGCTGCCGAACAGCAAAATGAGTCTTCGGATGCTGAATCTTCCGAGGAATCTACTGCGCGGCGGCGCCGGCGCACTCAGTAGTTCTTTGCTTAGCATGTAAAAGCGGTCCCTTCACGCGTAGTGGCGCAGGGGCCGCTTTCATTTTATGAACACGCCAGTCACCATCTGTAATACAGCGCTTTCGCGCATAGGGATCAGCAGTTTCATTTCTTCACTTGAAGAGTCGTCAATTGAAGCAAGGGTCTGCGAAAACGTATACGAGCAGTCTGTTTATCACCTGCTTCGCGAGTTTCATTGGCCTTTTGCTCAGTCTTACGAGCAGCTTGCGCTTGTTGCTGATGGGACCGCAACTCCGTGGAAAACCGATTGGGCCTACAGGTATCGTTATCCATCAAACGCAATCACGGTTCGGAGAATTGTGACTCAGCTTGGGAAACAGGAATATCAAGCCGCGGCTTACAGCATTGGCCGGGACTCTGTTGGGAAACTAATTTACACGGACATCGAAGATGCTGTTGCAGAAATCACCAACAGGCACATTGATGCTTCCGAGTTTGATCCAACGTTTGCAAGCGCGCTGGCTTGGTACATTGCTGCTGAGATCTGTATGCCTTTGTCTGTTTCGGATTCTTTTCGCAAACAGGCATTGCAGGGATTTTTGTTGGACTTGGACAAGGCAAAACAGATTGCGGCAAACGAATCTCAGCCTTCAAGAGACGTTGATACCGAACTAATGAACTCAAGGTTCGGGCCAATTGCCGGCGGCATAAATGACCTGACAATTTACCCAAGCGGATTTAAGGTGGGTTAAAATGGCAACCTCATTCGTTCAACGTTCATTTGCCGGCGGAGAGATTGCCCCGGCGCTGTACGCTCGAGCAGACCAAGCAAAGTATCAGTCCGGGTTGGCGGAGTGCGAGAACTTCATCGTGATGCGTCATGGCGGCGTTTATAACCGCCCCGGGACTGAGTACATTGCGGTTTCAAATAACAACGTCTCAGCGGCAAATTCCGGGCAGCGCCTTTGGAAGTTTGTGTACAGCAACGAGCATACTTACCTGCTGCTGTTTTCGCATCTGTCAGTGACGTTTTATCGCAATGGATTTCAGTTACTGACTTCTGGCGGCGCAGTCCATTCTGTCACCACGCCGTATACGGCCGCTCAGCTTGCCGGGCTTCAGTTTGTTCAATCTGGAAATGAGCTGACGATTGTTCACAGGGCGCATCCTCCCAAGGTTTTAGTTCGAGGGATCTTGAGTGGGTTCACTAACTTTACGTTAAGCGATCAGGTCACAACTCCGACAATTGCCTCCGTTACAAATGTTGTTTCCACAAATCCGGCAATTGCTGCTGATTTAACCAGCGGCAACTATGTTCGGTACTTAGTCACTGCCGCAAGAACGACAACGTACGAGGAAAGCATCGGAGGTGCGACTAGCTACGCAAACGCAAAACCCACTACAGGAAGCAGTCCAAATACTGTTTCGTGGACTGCTGTTGCGAGCGCTGCGGAGTACTACATTTACAAATCGAGCGCAAAGCAAGAAGCGTTCGGGTA